AACTGATCCTACTCAAATATACTATAGTTTGGAAAATAATACTGTGGGCGAAGCTGCATTGGTTGCGCTGCGTGAGTTTGGTGAGGACAATATTAAGGGCATGATGTTGAGTGAACCTGCCAAAAAGGGCAGCACACGACGATATCGCAAGGGTTTTACCACAACCAACAGCAGCAAAATCGCAGCCTGCGCCAAGCTGAAACAGTTTGTGGAATCTAAAAAATTGGGTATTAAGAGTCGTGCCCTAATTGGCGAACTAAAGAATTTTATTGCCTCGGGCGGCAGCTATGCAGCAAAACTGGGCGAAACCGACGATTTGGTTATGGCCACACTGCTGGCGGTGCGTATTATTGTACATTTGCAAAATTATGACGCCAAATTGGATGCTAGTTTGCGTGAATATGGCAATGAGCAGGACTTGATCCTTCCTATGCCATTCATTGTGATGTGAGCTAAATACATACTATGAAAGCTATTGAAAAAATATCCGCAGAGCTGTTTGATAAATTAAAATCACGCTTTGAAAACGTATCTTTGGGCGATAAAGAAGCCAATGATACCGACGATCCCGAAGAAGCACGATTTTTTAACTTTGATTATACCCAACGAGGCGAAAACTTTGGCAATGTTACTATAACTATTGCTGACAAAAAAGGTCTCAAAGTCTTTTATAGCAAAAATGTTACAGATAATGACAAATTAAATAAAAAAGTTTGGTTCAAATTTTTAAAAGCATTAAGGCACTTTGCTCGGAGAAATATGATGACGTACGATGCACGAGATATCAATAAGAAAACACTGGATATTAGAGATATCAAAACTTTTGCAAAAACACATGCTGCTGAAGAAGATTTGGAAGATATTACCGAAAGCAAAATGTATGGTAATCACAAGCGCAGCTATCAAAAGATGCAGGAAGGCGTACGTCTGGTTGTGGTACACAATAAACCCATTGACGAAAGTGTTCATGGAGCACGTAGTCGTAACATCAGTCGTATCTATATTGAAAACGCCATGGGTGAACGTTTCCTTATGCCACAAAACAGTTTATTGGGCGCTCGAATTGTAGCAAGACATATGGCTAATGGCGGTGCAGTACATGACAGCTTTAGCAATCATATATTTGAAGCAATTGGACAATTAAAAGATCTGCGCTATTTTGTTATTAATAGCCGCAAACAAACATTTGAAGACACAACTACCAGTGAAATAGTAGAAGCAGCAGTCAATTATTATGTGACCCTAAAAGAAACATTGCAAAAGTTAAAAGGCCAGCGTGGTTATACAAACTACATGGAAACATTTGAATCACTAATTGGCAGTGAACAAACGGAAGTAAATGAAGAGCTCAAAGGACGTTTTATTAAACGTACATTTGACGAACGACTAGAAGCAGCCATGCCCTTAGTAGCCAAAGCATACGAGAACAAAATTAAAGAAGCAGCCAACTTATTGAAAAAGGTTGATGAGTTTGTAAATGGTAGTCAACGTTTTGGACTAAATGAGTCGGACCGTGAAATGCTAAGTTTGATAGAATTCGCTGACAACAATGCATTTATAGCAAAGATGTTGGAACAGGTTAGCTGGAAACTAAAAGAACATGATGCTACTCTAAGCAAATTTGCTGCTGGTATGATGGAAAATTGGTCCAGTGCTACACCAACACATCAGGACATGGCCAAAAAACTAGTTGGTAGTTTTATTAGAGAAATGCGCGAACTGGTGCGTGAATCTGAAGAAGAATTGCCAGTAGATGAAGCCAAGTCAAAAAAGTTTATGGAGTTAATGAACAAAAAGTTGCAAGCTGGTATTGATGGCAGCGGTGCAGCAACATTAGCTCACGTGTTTGATGATGAAAAATTAAATGATGCAATTAGACGAGTGTCCGAACAGCCTAACGGTTCTAATCAGGACATAAGACCACTAGTTATTAATAGGTTCTTACAAATTGCAGCCGATCCTGGCGAGCGTGAATTCGAACTGGGCGAAATGCAGTTCATGTCCGAAGTATTGACACAGTTAAAGAGCAACGAAGTTGGTAGAAATTACGCAAACAAAATTGATGTAATTTTGCAAAAGTATCCCAAAGAGGAAACTGAGCCAGAAGAGGAACAGCCAGAGCAACCAGAACAGCCGGACCAACCGGCGGCTGAACCAGCAGCACCAGCTGCACCGGCACCACAACCACCGGCTCCTGCACCAGCGGCAGCAGCACCAGGTGCGGTACCACCTCAGCCAATTCCACAATAAAACGAGCAAAAAAGTTAATTAAGTTGTTGACCTGCTAAATACTAATGCATATACTGCATGGTGCGGTGTGTGCATTAGGTTAATTTTAGGCACATTAGGCATATTAAGGAGAATATTATGGCAACTTCATTAGCAGAAATCAGAGCAAAGCTTCAGCAACAAGAAACAAAAACCCAAGGTTCCGGCGACAAAGGCATTTACGCACACTGGAACATCCCCGAAGGTGCAACTTCAATACTGCGTTTACTACCAGATGGTAATCCCAACAACTCATTCTTTTGGGTTGAACGTGCAATGATTAAATTGCCGTTTGCAGGTATTAAGGGCCAAGCAGAAAGCAAACCGGTAACAGTACAGGTTCCTTGCATGGAAATGTGGGCAGGCGAAACTTGTCCAGTCTTGACCGAAGTTCGTCCCTGGTTTAAAGACAAGAGCTTGGAAGATCTTGGCAGAAAATATTGGAAGAAACGCAGCTTCTTGTATCAGGGTTTTGTGCGTAAAGATGCACTAAACGAAGAATCCCCGGAAAATCCAATCCGTAGATTTATTATCAGCCCCAGCATCCAAAACTTGGTAAAGGCTGCACTATTGGATCCGGAACTGGAAGAAATGCCCACTCATTATGAGCGTGGATTGGACTTCCATGTTACAAAGACTACCAAAGGTGGTTATGCAGACTATGCAACCAGTAAATGGAGTCGTAAGGAAAGTGCACTAACTGAGGATGAACTGGCTGCAATTGAAAAATATGGCCTGTTTGACTTGGCATCATTCCTTCCCAAGAAGCCGGGCGAAGTTGAACTAAAGGTTATCAAGGAAATGTTTGAAGCCAGCGTTGATGGACAACCATACGACGCAGACAAGTGGGGTCAATATTACAAACCTGCTGGTTTCAATAGCAATTCCACTGCTTCGACTGGTGCAGCCGCATCAGATGATAGTGATGATGCCGAACCGGCAGCAGCCGCACCGGCACCAAAGCTGGTTGTTAGCAATGAAACCAAGACTGAGCCTCCGTTTACTACTGATGCACCAGCAGCACCCAAAGCTGCCAGCAGTGGGCAACGTGCGGAAGATATTTTGGCAATGATTCGCAATCGTCAAAAGAAGTAATGCTTGTGTTTAAGTCACTATGGGAGCAATCCCATAGTGATTTATTTTTGACGTTAAAATATCTTAAAGGAGAATATAATGCAACGACCATTCGACGTATCAAAATTTAGAAAAAATATTACGAAATCTATAGATGGAATCAGTGTAGGTTTCAATGATCCCACAGACTGGATCAGTACTAATAACTATACATTAAATTATCTTATTAGCGGTGACTTTAACAAGGGTATCCCACTAGGTAAGGTTACTACATTTGCTGGTGAATCTGGCGCAGGTAAAAGTTTTATTTGTGCAGGTAACTTGGTTAAAAATGCACAGGATCAGGGCATCTACGTTATCCTAATCGATACTGAAAATGCACTAGATGAAACTTGGCTACATGCCCTGGGTGTTGATACCAGTGAAGACAAACTGCTAAAACTTAATATGGCTATGATTGATGACGTGGCCAAAATGATCAGCGAGTTCGTTAAAAGCTACAAGGAAATACCCGCTGTGGATCGTCCCAAAGTGTTATTTGTATTGGACAGTTTGGGTATGTTGCTAACACCAACTGATGTTAACCAGTTTGATGCCGGTGACTTAAAAGGTGACATGGGTCGTAAACCCAAGGCACTGACTGCATTGGTGCGTAACTGCGTCAATATGTTTGGCAATTTGAATATTGGCTTGGTAGCAACCAATCATACCTATGCATCGCAGGACATGTTTGACCCTGATGACAAGATATCAGGTGGACAGGGTTTTATCTATGCCAGTTCAATTGTAGTAGCTATGAAGAAGCTCAAACTCAAAGAAGACGAAGATGGCAACAAGATTTCAGAAGTTAAGGGTATTCGTGCCGCATGTAAGATCATGAAAACACGCTATGCTAAACCTTTTGAATGTGTTCAAGTTAAGATTCCATATGAAACAGGTATGAATCCAT